GGCGGTTTATACCACCTATCAATGGGTGCTATTGTTGGTGTTTCTGCCTTTGGTAGAACTAAAGAAAAATTAGCAATGACAGAAACAAAATAATTATCTATTCAGAATATAGCAAGTTACTTCAAATCCAATTCTAATATCTTTAAAGGTTGGGGTTGACCATTTCATTGTATTCTCCTAATCTAATGTTTTTACTACAATTTTATTGAATAGATAATTTATCAACGTGTAAAGGGCATATAAAACTACATAGCAAACTGTAAACACCACAAATATAGATAAACATATTGCAATTGATATTTTATACATTTCATATCCTTAAATTGTCTTCCCTGCTTGTAAATCTTTTAAAGTCAAACCACCAGTATATTGGCAGTGAGCGAGTTCCTTAAAAGTCTTCCAATGACCTGCCCATTCTAATCCTAAAGATTCAGCAATCTCTCCACATTTATTAAACGCAGCAGTATCATTCCATTGTGCCTTACCATTAACAATTGGGCAGAAGTCAAATGCTATTCTATAATTGTGAAAAGATTGACCTGCTTTTGCATTGGTAACTTTACTTCCAGGAGTTGTTCTACCTTGAGCATATATGGCATCTTGTGATTCATTATCTCTGTATGTAGATGTAATCAAAACATCAATACCTGCTTCGTCACATTTAGCAATAAACTGTTTACAAAGTTCTGCTACCTTTGGATGTAAATCTTCTATTTTTCTACTATTAATCATTTAATACTCCTAAGCACGGGGGAAGTTAGATTGTTTAGAATCATGTGAACTAATATGATACCATTTCCTAGTATCCTTATCAAATTGCATACCTTCTCTTTTTGCTTTATCTTTTTCAGCAAAAGGAACTTGATGATAGAATTTATGTATACCAGTTTCTTTATAATCTTTTATATCTTTTTGTGGTATTCTTTTGACATGATGTATATGGTACATAGTATCATTTGGACCTAATACTTCTTCCGTATATAGGTACTCAATATGATATTTGTCTAGTGTAGAATCCGTTCTAGGAAGTAATACTTCATGTTCCTCAGGGTGTATAGAATTTGATCCTATCATACCTACAGGTTGATTCTTTTCTAATTCCCAATGTAATATATGTTTAATTGGACCTTTCTTTTCAAATCTAGTATGAGTTCTTGTAGCAAAATCCGAGGCTATCTTTTTTGATATTGAAGATGAAATATATGTTGGTTGTTTAAATACCTTATTTCCTTTAGGACTCAATCCAACATGTCCAGCGTCTCTAATATCAAAATTTACACCAGACCAAGTATGAAGATTTTTTCTTGCTAATGGCTTAAAACTTTTTTCATCTAATGTTTTGATATGTTTTAGAATAACGGAATCTTCATATCCTACTATTTTACCTTTCTCATATTTAAAGTCTTGTGGCAAATCCTTTTTAGTTTCATGCGCTCTAACTAATGCTCTTGATAATTCCCTAGAATCTTTAGTAAACGCCTTTAATGCCTCCTTACCTTGAGTATCAGCGGCATGTTCATCTTCTAAATCTTGCATTGCCTGTTGAATACTAGCAACTTTACCAAAATCATTATGTCTAGTGTTCAACCACTTATCATATTGATTTAAAGATGATTCATTAACTTCTTCTTTAATCTCAGCATGTTTACCATGTGTATTTGTTATAACTACTGGGTCTTTATCACTAGCATGTTTACCATGTGTATTTGTTATAACTACTGGGTCTTTAATTTCTGTGAATTCTTTAAAACTTTTCATTTTCCTACCAGTCTACTTGAAATCTAGTTTCTACCATATCTAACGAAGCATCATTCCATGCCTTAGATGTGGAATTAGAAACGCTTACAGTATTTATATCAAGAACATGTACATAATCTGTCATTACCCTAAGATGAGAATGTGGATACCAGTTCAATCCAAATTTAACAGTTGATGCTCTACCACCATTTACTCCACCAGAATTCAAATTCATATAATCATAACCAGACGCAATTTCCCATGCTCCCCATCCACCTTTCATATCAAAGTTTCTATTAGGTTTGATTCTATCCCATGCAGCAGTTTTTGCTTTATAATTCCTAGATTCACCTGTTAAGAAGTATGTTGCATAACCATAATAACCATCTAATACAGCATTATCGTATCCTGTTCCAGATACATTAGTTTGTATATACTCACCTTGCATTGAGAATGCATTATATACTAAAGCAGATTCTCCACCAAATCTAGTAAGTGTACTTGCTTGATGTGATCCTTTTGCACCATCTTTACCTGATGTTAAGTTACCAGTGTTTAGTATAGCAGTACGATCTACGTTACCACCAACACCATTAGCAAAGATTACACCACCATTATTATAAGTTCCGTTGCCTGTGTAATTGTTGTTGATAGAAATATAAGAACCTGAAGTACCTATATGAAGGAATTTAGTTTTACTTGACATCCAAGGAGTACCAGATATTCTAGTGTTTGCTTCCCATGAAGTATCACCACCACCACCGTTTCTATTCACACCACCATTTGTATTAACAGCACTTCCTGTACTGCCAGTTAATGAATTGCTACCATAAGCATTGTTATATCCACCTACACCTTCTGTTTGAAACGATGAACCAATCTGCCATCTATCAACCGCATAATTAGCACCAATACCTACTTTATATGTGTTAAGGTTATCAACAAAAGTATTAACCGCCATGTTACGTTCAATGAATGTTGTATACCTATTACTTGTTGCTTCTTCTAAACTGAACGGCTCTTTAAAGGCACCAACCTTAACTGAGAATGGTTTGGTAAAGTTGTATCTAATATACGCATCTGTTATACCACCTGCATTTAATCCATTACCTCTTGTAAAATCATATTCAAATTTATAATCGGTTTTCTTAAAGAACGTTCCTTCAACACCAATTCTTGCTCGTCTTAATCCAGCGCCATTGTTTAATGTAACTGGAACTCCCGTTGGAGAAGCATAAATGCCTTGATATGCATTAGGTAATGTTTGCTCATTAATCTGAGAATCAATTTGCATACGACCATTGATGCCAGCAGTAAAATTACCATCCTTTGTAGCCATATGAATCCCATCTTTCAAACTAAGATGTGCTGACTCTGGACCATTTGCTTCTGCAGCAAACTCTGATAAGGCTTTTATTTCATTATTCTTTAACTCTAATTCTTCTCTTATTGCCTTTACTTCGGATTTAGTTGCTACTGGTTCGGTTGATACCTTTTCGAATGAACCCATAAGAACTCGGTTTGGTCCAGGTTCTGCATAAATTTGTTTAGTTTTTGAATCTACATATAGATCCATCGCAAGAGCATTTGTTGATACTAATAGTAATGCTAATATAATTTTTTGCATACAGAGGTTATTCGGTAATTGTTAAGTTTAGACCAATATGTCATATTTGTTACTGCTTGTTTACACTCCTTTTCTGTTTTAATAGGAACTTGAATTGTAGCATCTGGTGAATATGCATCATTAATACTTACAACTAATAATAGAAGAATCCACATTATTGCATATCCTCAATAACTCTGATTACAAGAACAAATAGTGCAACTGTTGCTACCCATACCGCAAATTTTAGGATGAATAAGTTTAATTTTTTCATAAATTACCCATAATTCTTTCATTAAGAAAACTAAATGCTGGATAAAACCAATATCCTGCCACCATAAACCATAAATTAGAAATACCATATTGTTCTAATGTAATACCTAAAATACACCATAGTGCTACACCAATAATAATACTTAACAACATCAATAATACAAATTTCATTTCAACTCCAAAGATTTCTGTAATAGACACCAAACAATCTGAATCCATTTTGGATTCTTGCTTCATATTTTGCAATTCCTTCCCAATCATATTTTTGAGTATGTTTTGGTCCGTGTTTCATTTCCCAACAGGTATCACCTTCATATACTTCATCAGACTCAACCCAAGTTATATCAGATACTCCAGTCTTGAACTCATCCATCCAATTATCTTCAAGTTTAGTTTCAAATGCAAAAACCATTTCTCCTAACACCCAATCCCATCGTTTGAACCAGTTATCATCAGTATCCCATTCATTTTCGCATCTTGGAGCATTCATAGATTTTAGATAATCTGGAACGTCTTCATCACTTACATATGGAGCACCTTGTTTAGAATCTTTCAATTCTTTCAACATTGGCAAAATAATTGGAGCAAGTGTATGATCCATACTCCATGTGTCCCAACGATCAATCTTTATATAATTTATTCTTGGATGAACTGTATCCAAAAACTTTTGATTCCATTCACACAAAGTTTGTAACCATTTTGGTGGCTCTTTCTTGTAGGCATCATAATCTTTACGCCAATAGAAAAACTTCTCTAGGATTATGAAAGGAGAAATCCAATGTGAGGTATAATTTGATATATATATTTTCATGTTTCTTCACCAATTTTCAATTTGTATAAATACTATTATATAACGAATAATGTTATAAGTCAAGCAATAAAAAATGCCAATCACGATACTGCAAATATCTATTGGCTCTAATCATTTTCTACATAAACAGGAGTCTATAATGACCAGCACAACTATTTATACCATAGCACCAACTTATCTTTATATTAAGCAACATTCTGTTACTGGATTAAAATACTTTGGTAAAACCAACAGAGATCCATACAAATATCTAGGTTCAGGTAAATATTGGACCAGACACATCAAAAAATATGGCAAAGAGCATGTGGTTACTTTATGGGTTTCTGAATTATACACCAATAAAGAACTGCTAACTGAATTTGCATTGTTTTTTTCTGAAGAATATAACATAGTAGAATCCAAAGAATGGGCTAATCTTATTCCTGAAAATGGATTAACTGGTGCATTATCAGGATCGGGTAATCATATGTACGGTAAAAAAGGTGAAGACCATCCTAATTATGGAAAAATTAGCCCAACGAGAATTACCAGTTCTTTAGATGCTTGGGCATCTTTTACAAATGAGCAAAGAGCTGATAGAGAATTAAAAAGACAAAATACCATATCAGAAAGAACACAAGAACAACAAGATACTATCAACAAAAAAATAAGTTCTATGAAACTTGGAACCAAGATGCCAACCAGATCAGACGAACATCTATTAAAACTTTCCCTAGCAAATGGTAAAAATTATTTGGTAACTTCTCCAGAGGGTGAGCAATTTCAAATTTGTAGTTTATCTGCATTTTGTAAAAAGAATAATTTGCACAACAGTTCTATGTCTGAAGTATCTAGAGGTAAAAGAAAACACTATAAAGGTTGGTTGTGTATTAGATTACCTGATTAATTACCGATTATTATTTTCATTCTTCAACTCCAAAAATTATCTTGTCTTCGCCAGTCATGGTTGATGCCCAATCTTTCACATATCAACCATTCTGGGCTATCGCTAAGGGTAATGACTTCATCCGATATATTGAGAATTTCCTTCGCAATCAATTCAGCAAACTTTTCCAATTCATACGAGTATGAGTTTCCATAACGATCTTGGTGACCATTTTCAAAGCCAGCCTGTTCAGCAAGATCATAAATTTTCTCGTTCATTCTTCTATCTCCCAATTGCTTTAACTCTAACTAAAAAGGATTCAGCATAAGTGCGGTTCAATTCTAACTCAAATAGAGCAGACTTATACTTATCCTCTATATGCTTATTGTGACTTATTTTTTGAGATTGTTTAGCACACTTAGTCACTGCTTCAATTGATTCATTGACCAATCTAAGCATTTCAATTGCTTCTTTATCTTTTAAAACCTTAATGTTATTCCAAACATCTTCTGTAAAATTTACATATTCTTCTTCTACCATAATCATTTGCCTCTAATCTTTTCGTTCATTCTTCAACTCCAAAACGGGTTTTGGTAATGCCAATACAACATCATAGTTCTTATATTTCAATGATTCATTTAATTCCATTGAACGAACTTCACATTCATATTTACCACCTCTCCATTCTGTTTCAAGTTTGGCTTCTTTGATTGCATTTTCTTCATTATCAAATGCACCTACAACATAACTATGTTTTTCTCTATCTCCCCACCGATAGGCAGTTACTACATAAACTTTCATAATTTTATTTCCTCTAATGATATTGTATGTTCTCTACCAAGATTATTCACTACAATACCTGTTCCTAATGTCCATCCACACATCTCCCGAAATCTGACTATGTGAACATACAAAATGCTATCTGGGTAATGTGGTCTATGGTATTCTACAACACGACCTACATACAACTCCTTAATCTTTTGTTCTGGTGACATAGGTTGATTAGATTCAATAAGATTTAGCATCAGTTAAACTTTACACCTTCAAGTTTTAATGTATCATATAAACTCATCATAACACAACCACCAAGACCATCCATATCCTGCCTTTGTTCATATGCTTGGCAGGTCTCCAAAATCTTTAATATTTCCTCGCATTCTTCGGGTGTCATAGTCCAATATGCCCGATTAAATTTCCTAATCAGTTTAGCTCCAAAGGCACCTACCACCATATCCTTTTTCTTTATCTTTGTCGATAATTGAATGGTTTCCATTGATGCTACCTTTAAGGCAACACCATATCCCATATCCAACCGTAACTGACACATTGTATCTATTTTTAACATAATTTATCCTTTAAAAGTTCTATAATCATCACATACCACTTCACCTGGACCAAGAACTGTTAATTTTTCTAACATATAATTATCAGCGCCCATATTGATATGATTACCTTCTTCATCAATTATCCACAAATATTCTTTAGCAAAATCATCATCAAAATAATTTATTGCCCATGGATTAATGGTATGACAAACGACATCTTTAAAATCATTCTCGTCCCAATTATTCATTAAATAATGTACTAATAAAGAACTTGCTATGATGATATTATAATCATTTCTAATTAGAAAATCTAAAAATATTGCATCTACTGATTCAACATCATCACCTTCAGGTACTCTTCCAAAATAAATTCTCATAATTTATCTGTGTAATAAAGGTAACATCTTAACAGCAAGATTTACAACCTCATCATATTCTTCCACATAATCCATTGCAATCTCAACCAATTTTCTAATCTTAGAGAGATGAATAGACTCTTCACCCAATTCTATTGCTAAGTAATTCATCAAGTAATCTTCAAGGTCTGCTCTGAATTCCTTAGTAACAAAATCATTTATCTGATGCCATTTTACTATGGCTTCCAATTGATTTTCTGTG